ATGGTGGCGGCGAGGGGTCATTAGGTGCGACGGCGACAACGACGTGGCGTAAGAAGAATGGGGCGGCGCTGGCGGGCGTTGCGCTGGATTACTGGGTCATCGACGCGATGGACGAACTGATCGCCAATGGGACAGGGACGACAGATTCAAGCGGCAGTCTGACGATTCAATTACCGCAGCGATACGTCGGAGACCCGATCTTGGTGGTGATTAACAATCTCGCAACGGATATGGAACCGAGCGGGCGGATTCAGGGTCAGCAAGTGGTTACCGCGACATGACGCACGACGAACGCATCCGACGGGCGCAAGAGGCCGAGCGCATCTGGTCGTCCGAGATCATGCGCGAGGCACGCGAGATGCTGGAAAAGGCTCTCGTTGCTGGATTCGCAAAGACGCCGCTGCGTGATGACGAGGGTCTTCGCCGGGTGCGGATGCTGTACGAGGCGCATCGGGCCTATGAGTCGTTTTTTCGTTCTGCGATTGACGACGGGAAGCTTGCCCAGATCGACATGGAGCGCAAACAGTCGTTCAAAGAACGGCTGCGGCAGGTGATTTAATCAACGAGGGGTTTACTGATGATTCAAGACACGGCGACTCCGGCAGCGCCGGAAACCGGCTATTCCGAGGAACAAGCAGCGCAGGAGATTCTTTCGCGTATGCAGCGCAAGCCCGAAGCTGACGCGCCCGCAGACGAGCAAGAATCCCCGGCGAGCGAGGCAGACGAACCGCCAGCAGAGCAGGCCGATGAGGCCCAAGCCGAAGCAAGCGAGGAAGATGCCGCCGAGACGGAATGGGAAATTGAGTTTGGCGGACAGAAGTACAAAGCACCGAAGGGCACGCCGGAAGACTTGGCGCGCCAGGTGCAAGAGTTCGGTGCGAATCTGCACAAGGACTACACCCGCAAGACTCAGGAAATAGCCGAGACGAAGAAGGCGATCGAGCAGGAGCGTGCGGTCAACGCGGAGCTAACGAAGCTCACGCACGACCATGCCGACCTGGTGGCCGACTTCCGAGTCGTTCAGCGTCAGATCGACAGCCTATCGCAGACCGACTGGGATGCGCTGAGCGAGTCCGATCCGCTGACGGCACAGAAACAGATGGCCCGCCTGATGCAGCTTCAGCACGCCCAGCAGGGCATTGGAGCACGGTTGCAACAGACGATTGGCGAGATGACGACCAAGCAGACCACGGCGCAGAAAGAAGCGCTGGAGAAAGCACAGGTTGAAGTTGCCAAGTCGATCACAGGATGGGGGCCGGAGAAAGCCACGGCTCTGCGGCAGTACGGCCAGTCGCAAGGATTCAGCGACACCGAGCTTGCCGGCGTGGCAGATGCGCGATTCGTCAAGTTGCTGCACAAAGCGCAGCAGTTCGACGCCTTGCAGCAAGCCAAGCCGGGCGTAACAAAACGGGTGTCTGAGGTAGCGAAGGTGGTCAAGCCTTCCGCCGCCACGGCACAGACTGAAAACAAGGTGAGGGCCGATCAAGCTCTAGCGCAGCTTCGCAAGACCGGGAAGGTCGATGACGCTGCGAGCGTGATCCTCGCCAGATTGAAACGGAGGTAGCCAAATGGCTGCTGCATTCGGAAATACCTACGACCTGATCGGGTTGGCGGAAGACGTCGCCGATGTCATTTATGACATCTCGCCGATGGATACGGTCCTGTTCAACACCGCGAAGCGCAAGAAGGCGACGGCGGTGCGGCACGACTGGCAAGTAGATTCGCTGGCCTCTGCCGGTGCGAACATCCAGTTGGAAGGCGCGGACGCGAGCTACGCGACCGTTGCCCCGACCACGATGCTTTCGAACTACTGCCAGATCAGCAGCAAGGCTGTACAGGTCAGCAAGACGGCGGACGCGGTTCGCAAGTATGGCCGGGCGGAGGAGTTCGCCTACCAGATCGCCAAGCGGGGCAAGGAGCTTAAGCGCGACATCGAAACGCGCATGGCGCAGAACGGCCAGTCGTCGGCGGGAACGTCGACTGCGGCGGGTCGTGCGGCTGCCGGGTTCGAGGCGCAGTGCTACGGCAATTACGTGCTTCCGACCAGTTCGGGCACGGGCACCACGTCGGCCTTCACTGGCGGCGTGTTCCTCGCTCCGACTGACGGAACGGCGACGGGTGCCGGATCGACGCTCACGGAAGCCTACCTGAAGGACGCGCTGTCGAAGGCGTGGACTGACGGCGGCGACCCGAGTCTGATCCTCTGCGGCACGTACCAGAAGGGGGTGATGGCGGGCTTCTCTGGTGCGACCAAGTACGCGGGTGTGTACAAAAACTCTACCGGCTCGGCGCAAGGTGCGTTGATCGGCGGAATCGACCTGTACATCAGCGACTTCGGTGAGCACAAAATCAAGCTGTCGCGGTACATGCGGTCGCGGAACGTGTTCTGCATCGACCCCGAGTACATGTCGATGGCGTGGCTGCGCCCGATCAAGTACGAGGAAATGGCCAAGACCGGCGACTCGACCAAGGGTCTGCTGGTGGGCGAGTGGACGTTCTGTCTGGACAACCCCGACGCGCACGCGAAGGTGGTTGACCTGCTGAGCTAACGAAGGGAGAACGGCGGGGGGCTTCGGCCCTTCGCCCATCAAACATGCACCTGTTCACAGACGTAAGCGAGACTGGACTGGTCACGGAGTACGTGACCGAGGGTCAGAAGCTCATCGTTCGCGGGAAGCAGAACACGGACGCCGAGATGACGCATGTCGGCCGGCTGCGCAACGATGCGGACTACGGCCGGCAGGGGATCAAGAACGACATGCAGCATGTTGCGCACATTCCGGACGGGGTGTGCATGGAGTGGAAAACCAAACACGGCTTCGATGTGTTCAAGGCGCACCCGCGAGAGATTGCGCGCTTCATCGAAGCCCGGCCCGAGTACTGGAATCTCAAGACGACGCATGGCCGCATCGCTCGATAGGATCAAGTTCGCCGAGACGCTGGTCGAGTCCGACCCGGATGAAGCGCATCGGATCGGGTGCGCGGTACTGGACGACGAACCGGATAACGCACTGGCGCTGTTCCTGATCGCCTACATCTACTCGAAGGCCGAGAGATATGGCCTGGCGTACACGATCAATAAGCGCATCGTTCAACTGGCACCGCATCGGGATCAAGCCTGGTGCAACCTTGGGATGTGTCTGGAGAGCATGGATCGTCACGCAGAGGCGCGCGAGTGCTTCGAGCAGGCTGCGAAGCGCGATCCGAAGAACGTTGCTTATCCGGCAAACATTGCACTGACGTACCAGACCGAGTGCCGGTATGAACTGGCGCTGAAGTGGGCCGACAAGGCTTTGCAGATGGACCCGACGCACAAGCCGGCAATGGGCACGGTCGGATTCGCAAGCTTGGCACTGGGTGACTGGGCGCGGGGCTGGAAGGGTTACGAATCGTGTCTCGGGGGCAAGTTTCGCAACAGCTATTGCTACGGAGACGAGCCGGTTTGGGACGGCGTTTCACGTGGAACGGTGGTGGTGTACGGCGAGCAGGGGATCGGCGACGAGATCATGATCGGGTCGATGCTGGCCGATGCTGCCAAGCACGCGACGATTGTCTACGACTGCCACCCGAGGCTGGCGAATCTGTTCAAGCGCTCGTTCCCGTTTGCTGAGGTGCACGGGACCAGGAAGGCAACAGCGCTGCCGTGGCTGGTCGGGCGCACGGTGGATTACAACATCGCCGGCATGAGCCTGGGTCAGCACTTCCGGCCTACACCGCAGTCGTGTCCGGGCACACCGTTCCTGAAGGCCGATCCGGATCGTGTGTACCAGTGGAAAGCGCTGTTCGAGTCATGGGGCAAACGGCCGAAGATCGGGCTGTGCTGGTCGGGTGGTGGCAGGCATACCGGGATCAAGGGCCGGGAGATGGGGCTAGAGGCGTTCAGGGCCGTCATAGAGACGCTGGACGCTGACTTTGTGTCGCTTCAGTACAAAGACCCGACCAAAGAGATCGAAGCGTCTGGGCTGACTGTACGGCACTTTGCGAGGGCGGTCGAAGCGCAGGACTACGACGAATGCGCAGGGTTGGTGGGTGCGCTTGACTTGGTGATCGGGGTCAATACGTCGGCCCATCATCTTGCTGGGGGTTTGGGCGTGCCGTCGGTGGTGTTCGTGCCGACGCATCCGCTGTGGCTCTACGCGCGGGACCGGGTGGAGTTCTACGGTTCGTGGACGCTGTTCAGACAGAGGCCGGGAGAGACATGGGAAAGGACGGTTGCGAGGTGGCTCGATGATACGGATTTGGGTCGGGTACGATCCGCGCGAGGCGCTGGCGTATCACACGTTTTGCCAGTCTGTGATCGACCACGCATCGCTGCCGGTCGCGTTCAATCCGCTGTCGCTGGCGCTGTTGCGGGGCTATGAAGAAACGCACCGCGATGGCTCGAACCAGTTCATCTACACCCGGTTTCTCGTTCCTGCGCTGAGCGACTTCGCAGGATGGGCGCTGTTCGTGGATGGCGACATGGTGACCACGCGAGACGTGGCCGATTTGTGGCGGTTGAAAGATCCGCAGTGCGCGGTTCAGGTGGTCAGGCACCCGGACTACACGACCAAGAACGCGACCAAGTACGTAGGCACCGCGATGGAGACGTACAACGCATCGTACCCGCGCAAGAACTGGTCGAGCGTGATCCTGTGGAACTGCTCGCATCCGGCGAATCTGGTGCTGACGCCGGCCTACGTCCAGCGTTCGACTGGTGAGTTTCTGCACCGCTTCGGATGGCTGGACGATGACGAGATTGGCGCATTGCCTGCCGAGTGGAACGTGCTGATCGGCGAGCAGGAAAACGCTGATCCGGCGATTGCACATTTCACGTGCGGCGTGCCGGGGATCGAGCATTACAGGGACTGTGACCATGCGGGGCTGTGGCACAGCGCGAAGGACAACCTACTGAGGTGCGGATGACGATTTCTGAACGGATCGACGGCATCACTGCCATCGACAAAGAGCATCGGGGCGAGCGGATTGCAGCGCCGAGGTCGGTGAAGATCGAACTGACGGCGACCTGCAATTACAGGTGCCGGTTTTGTGTCAAAGCGATCAGCAATGAGACCGGCGAAATGGACCGGGCGACATATAGCCGGATCATCCGCGAGATGCGCGCCGCCGGGGTGGAAGAGCTGGGGCTGTTCTACATCGGCGAATCGTTCCTGTGCCAGTGGTTGCCCGAGGCAATCCGAGAGGCGAAAGAGGTCGGTTTTCCGTATGTGTTCCTGACGACGAATGGCTCGGCGGCGACGCCGAAGCGGGTCGAGGAATGCATGGCGGCGGGGCTTGACTCGTTGAAGTTCTCGCTGAATTTCACCGGGCCGAAACAGTTGGCGGAAGTGGCGCAGGTGTCGGAGCGGTTTTTCGAGCAGGCGATAACGCACCTGATTGCTGCTCGACAGGTGCGGGACCGGGGCGGGTACAAGTGCGGCATCTATGCCAGTTCGATCGCATTCGACGGCGAGCAGGGCGAGAAGATGCGCGCTGTGATCGAGCGCGTGCAAGAGTTCTGCGATGAAACGTACTGGTTGCCTCTGTACGGCATGAGTGGCGCGGCGAAGTTGGCCGGGTTGCAGCCGAGGCCGGGGAATCCGGGCCGACTGGACGCGATGCGCGATCCGCTGCCGTGTTGGTCCGTGTTCCAAGAGGGCCACATTTCGCACGACGGCACCATGTCGGCGTGCTGCTTTGGGTCGGGGATTGATGGCGGATTCGTGATGGCGGACCTTAACAAAGTGGACTTCATGACCGGGTGGAATTCGGTCGCGTACCAGCAGTTGCGCGCGGCGCATATCCGGGGTGACGTGCGCGGGACGCCGTGCGAGTCCTGCGCGGCCGGCACATGATTTCGGAATCGTACCGGGCGCAGCAGGAGAAGCTGCACCTGAACCCGCACTACGGTGTTGCGTCGCTGAAGTTCGCGCCACTGGTGGCGAAGCTGATCGCGGGCGCAGGGATCAAGACGGTACTGGATTTCGGTGCCGGCAAGGGTCGTCTTGCTGACGGGCTTGCTGAACACTTGCCGGCCGAGGCCGAGGTCGGGATGACGCGATACGACCCGGCCATACCGGCGTGGTCGGCGATGCCCGATGGCAGGTTTGACCTGGTGTGCTGTATCGACGTGCTAGAGCACATCGAGCCGCAGTATCTGGACGACGTTCTGGATGCGCTGGCGAGCAAGACCGGCCGGTTTGCGTTCCTCACGGTTCACACAGGGCCGGCTGTGAAAGTGTTGGACGACGGGCGGAACGCGCATCTGATTCAGAAGCCGCCCCGGTGGTGGCTGCCGAAGATCATGGCCCGCTGGCAGGTTGCGACCTATCAGCGGATGGACAACGGTTTTTGGGTGGTATGCGATGGTCTACTCTGAACTGAAAGCAGCAATTGCAGAATGGGCGCATCGCAGCAATGTTCCAGCGGCGACGATTGACCTGTTCATCGATCTTGCCGAGGCTGAATTCAACCTGCGGCTACGCTGTGTCGAGCAGGAAACCGTGGCGGCGCTGGCCTGCACAACGAAGTACACAGAGCTTCCGACCGGCTTTCTTGAGATGCGGCTGGTCGAATACAACGGGTCAACGCTATACAACCTCGCGTACGTCACGCCCGAGTACATCGCGAAGTGGCGTCAGAGTTCACCCGCAGGGACTTCGCTGGCGTATTCGATTCGTGGGACGACGATCGAACTGATCCCGGCCCCAGGTAGCGATGACGCGAACGTGGATGGGTTTGGCGGTGATGTGTCGCCGTTCGAGACTAGCGAGGTCAGCCTGCTCCTGACGTACTGGGCGAAGGTCACTGCGTTGTCAGACGCGAACACGTCGAACTGGCTGCTCGCTGCGCACCCGAACATGTACCTGTACGAGTGTTTGAGGCAGTTGTCGGTGTACACGAAGGACGACAACAGCGCGAAAAGGTACGCGCAGCTTGTGGCCGGGTACTACAAATCGCTGAAACAGTCGGACCGTGCGAAGCGTTGGAGCGGTGCGTCGCTGCGGGTGCGGGTGGCTTGATGCCGATCCAGAAGTTCGCCGGCTACGCGCCGGATGCCGACCCGACCACGCCGGGGGTGATCGTTGACTGCGCGATGATGGAGCCATCGGTGCGCGGCATGAAAGCGGCCCCTAGTGCATCAGGAACAGGACTGCCGGCGCTTGCTGCCGCATGTCAGGGGGCAGCGCTCATGACGCGGCTCGACGGCACGAAACGCCTGTTCGCAGGGACGCAGACGGCGATCTATGAGGCGGGCAGCGCCACATGGAACAACCGTAGCTCGGCGACCTACGTCGGATCGTCCGAGGGCCGCTGGCAGTTCCGGCAGTTCGGCAATGTGTCGATCGCTCAGAACGGGACCGACGAACCGCAGGTTTCGACCGTATCGGTATTCTCGAACATCACGGCGATGCCGATTGCGTCGTTGATCGAAACGGTATCCGGGTTCGTGATGGCGGCGAACATCGCGGACGCGAGCTACCCGCATGCCGATGGGTGGTGGTGTTCTGCTCTGTACGATCACACGAATTGGACGCCTTCGATTGCGACGCAGAGTGCGCAGGGCC